TTATATGATCGCTCACGAACACCGGATTCTCTGGCTCCCCGGCGAAGAGCGATCGTGGGATGACGATGGCGGCGGTCGCTCGCCGGCCGGCGTGCGAATCACGCCAGAGAATGCGACCTCGGTCGCGGCGGTGTTTTCGTGCCTGCGGATTTTGGCCGAGACGGTGGCGGGCCTGCCGCTCCACCTGCTTGAGCGGACGCCTGGCGGCGGCAAGCGACTCGCCCGCGAGCTGCCGCTGTACCGAAAGCTGCACTCCCAGCCAAACGCATGGCAGACGAGCTTCGAGTGGCGCGAGCAGATGGTGATGCACGTCGGCCTGTGGGGCGACGCCGAGAGCGAGCTTGTGCCAGGGCAGTCAGGTGCGATCGACCAGATCGTGCCGCTGCACCCGAGCCGGATGAAGACCGAGACGCTTGAGAACGGCCGGCTGCGGTACACGTACCGCGAGGCGAAGGGCAAGCAGACGATTTACACCGACGAGCAGATCCTGCACGTCCGCGGCCCGAGCGACGACGGCGTGCACGGCATCTCGGTGGTGGAGGAGTGCCGCGACGCGATTGCCCTGGCTCGTGCGTGCGAAATCCACGGGGCGAGGTTCTTTGGTGCCGGTGCCCGTCCGGGATTCATCCTCTCGACCGACAACCAGTTGAACGCCGACGCTCGCCGCGAGCTTGCAGAGAACTGGAACCGCAAGCACCGCGGCTCGTACAACGCTCACGAGACGGCCGTCCTCACGGGCGGGCTGAAGCCCTACGAGGTTCCATACGCGAGCAACACCGACTCGCAGTATCTGGAGTTGCGGGAATATCAGCTTCGCGAGATCGCCAGGCTGTTCCGCATCCCTGGCTATCTGCTGGGGATTGAGCCGGGTACGCCGCAGGCCGAGATTCAATTCGTCACGCACACGATCATGCCGTGGCTGCGGCGTCTTGAGTCGGCATTTATGCGCGACCTGATCGTTGACGACGAGCGGTATCTGGTCGAGTTCGACGTGCGGGGTCTCCTGCGTGGCGATGCCGCCAGCCGGTCGGCGTACTATCGTGCGATGTGGGACATCGGCGTCGTGTCGACCAACGACATCAGAGCCAGCGAGAACCTCGACCCGGTCGATGGCGGCGACGAGCGGTATCGGCCGCTGAACATGGGGACGCTTGGGGCACCACCGTCAGTCGGCGACGTGCTCGCCCAGCAGCAGCCCGGCAGCGGCATCGACGGCCAGGCGGTCGAGGGCGGCATCGCTGCGGCAGAGCAAGGCCAGCCAGCCGAGTCGGTGGCCGCGAGCGAGACCAGTTTGACAACGGCAGAGGTGTCGTCGCTCCTGACGGTCGTGAAGCAAATCACTGACGGGATGCTCTCCATCGACGCGGCCCGTGCCATCATCGCGGCAGCGTTCCCGGTGCTGTCGCCCGCACGGGTCGAGACAATCCTGCAAGGCGTGCAGGCACCGGAGCCGGAACCGCTGCCAGATCCCCAGCCTCAGCCAGTTCTGGCAACGCGAGCGATGACCGTCAGTATCGACTTCGATCGAACATTCGCTGCCGACCCGCAGCTGTGGGGCGAGTTCGCCCGCAAGGCGGTCGCGGACGGCAATCGTGTGGTGATGATTTCTCGAAGGCCAGAGTCAGATCGAGAGGAGGTGATCTCATCTCTCGGCGACTACGCCGAGTCGTTCTCCGACGTGCTGCTCGTGGGTGGTGACACGCTCAAGGCTGACGCCGCCCAGGCGGCTGGGATCAGCGTGGACGTGTGGGTGGATGATTCGCCGCAGTTCATCCGGGGCGAGCAGCGTGCCCAGCCTGGCACCGTGTCGGAAGGTGACTTCGTGTCGTGGGATTCCTCGGGCGGCCGTGCTCGCGGGCGGATTGACCATGTGATGGATTACGGCACGCTCGACATCCCCGGCACCGATTTCAAGATTGACGCTACGAAAGAAGATCCTGCCGCCCTCATCACGCTCTACGAAGAGGTGGCTGGCGGCTGGCAGGCGACCGAGACGCAAGTCGGGCACAAGGTGGCGACGCTCACGAAGATCGAGCCGCTGCCCGAGCCGCCGCCGGTCGAGGAGAACGCCTACGGCAAGCCCAAGCGGAAGGGGCGGAAGCGTGGCAGCTAGGTACGACCACATTGACTTCACGCCGCCCGCGGGCGTGCGGGAGGAGGCGGCGAAGGGGCTGGCATGGCGAAGCGAATACGGCCGCGGCGGCACGGCAGTCGGCGTGGCTCGCGGACGCGACCTGAGCAACGGCACGACGATCAGCCCCGAGACGGCACGCAGGATGAAGGCGTATTTCGACCGGCACGAGATCGACAAGCAAGGAAAGGGCTATCGCCCAGGCGAGGACGGCTTTCCATCAGCCGGCCGCATCGCCTGGGCGCTTTAGCTTTGGGGCGGCGACCCCGGTCAAGATTGGGCGAACAAGTTGGTGAAACAAATGGACGCAGCTGACCAGGAGGGCCGTAGCATGAACATCGAGCGTCGAACACTTGCGATCGACGAGGTGGAGTCTTCCGTTCCACTGCTTGCTATTGAAAGCCGCAGCGAGGATGGCGGCGACAGGGAGTGGATCGTCGGCTATGCGGCGAAGTTCGGGGTGAACTCGCTCGACCTCGGCGACTTCGTTGAACGAATTGACCCTGGCGCTTTCGATATCGTGGCAGAGCGGCGTGGCCGCAAGAAGCCGCTCGAGACTCGCGCCCTGTGGAACCACGACGCGAACTACCCGCTCGCTCGGTACCCCGGCACGCTCAAGCTCAACGTAGACGAGGTCGGGCTGCGGTATGAGTTCCCGGTGCCCGACACTTCCTACGGGCGTGATCTGGCCGCGAACATCAGAGCCGGTATCGTGCGTGGCTCGTCGTTCAGCTTCACGGTTCCGAGCGGTGGAGATGCGTGGACGACTGAGAACGGACGCAGCCTCAGAGTCATCAGCCGTATCGACTCGCTCCTAGATGTTTCGCCAACTACGTTTCCTGCCTACCCAGATACGGATGTGAAGGTAGCCCAGCGATCCTTCAACGCCTTCCGCAGCCAGCGTGACGCCGACTCGTCCCGGCTCCTGGCGGTGCAGGCACGGGCCGCAGACCTCCGCGAGTACCTCCGCAAGCATGGCCGCTAGAACGAACGACCCATGCAGTTGCCGTCGCGGCAGGCTGGAAATCGCCAGTAGCCAGCGGCACGGCGACTATCAGGTGCGGTATCTGCGGTGCCGCTCCTGTGGCTGCACGGATAAGCATGTGCTCCATGCGGTCGAGGTCCGTCGGCTGAAGATCGGCTGATTCGTTTACTGTCGACGCCCTTTCACTGCAAGGGTCGCGGGGTCTCTCCGTAGTTTTGAAGGTGCGGGCGGCAAGCGTCGCCCATCTCGTACACAGGAGTTTCACAAGTGGACAAGCTCAAGAAGCTGCTCGACGAACTCGCCGCGGTGGTTGCCGAGATGGAAGCGACTTCGGAAATGCCCTCCGAAGGTGACGCTCCCGCGATGAGTGCCGAGCAGGAGGCGTCCCTCCGCTCGCTCGAGACCCGTGCCGCTGGCCTCCGAGAGCAGATCGAGCTGCTGCAGCGGATCGAGGCGAAGCAGGTCGAACTGCGTGCCGTTCTGGAGCGTGCCGCTCCCGCCAAGACGGTCGAGAAGACTGAAGCCCCCGAGACCAAGGAGTCCGTCGTGGAAAACCGCAACTACGCTGTCCCCCGTGCGACCGGCAAGCTCAAGGGCTTCGTCGGCCCCAACGCCGAAGAGCGTGCCTACCGTGCCGGAATGCACCTCAAGGGCTTCGTGCTCGGTGACGAGGAGGCTCGTCGGTGGTGCCGCGATCACGGCGTCGAGAGCCGTGCCCAGGCCGGCGGCATCAACTCGCTTGGCGGCGTGCTCGTGAGCGAGGAGCTGTCGAGCGAGATCATCCGGCTCGTCGAGGAGTTCGGCGTGGTGCCGTCGGAGTTCCGCCGCGTCTCGATGAACACGGACAGCATTCTGGTCGCCCGTCGCACCGGCGGCCTGTCGGCTCGGCCGATCGGCGAGAACGCTGCTCCGACGACCAGCGACGTCACGTTCGACAACGTCAACCTCGTGGCGAAGCTGTGGGGCATCGACAACCGCGTGCCCAACAGCCTGCTCGAAGACTCCGTCGTGGACCTGGCCGACGCGATGGCAGTCGAGGTGGCGCAGTCGTTCGCGGAAGCGTTCGACAACGCGGGCCTCATCGGCGACGGCGGCAGCACCTATCACGGAACGACTGGCGTGGCGACCGCCATCAACGATGGCACGCACACCGCGGGCGTGGTGACGGCGACCAGCCGCACGACGTTCGACGCCTTGACGCTGACGGACTTCACCAACCTCGTCGCTCGGCTTCCGCTGTTCGCTCGGCGGTCGGCGAAGTTCTACATCAGCCCGGCCGGGTACGGCTCGTCGATGCTGCGGCTCATGGTTGCCAACGCGGGCAACAATGCCTCGGACATCGCTGGCGGTGCGAACCTCCAGTTCCTCGGTTTCCCGGTCGTTCTCTGCCACCCACTTCAGTCGGCCCTCACCGGCACGACCGGCACGGTGGCCTGCCTGTTCGGCGATATGAGCCAGGCAGCGACCTACGGCGAGCGGCGTGCGGTCACGATCAAGACCGACGGCAGCCGGTTCATCGAGTACGACCAGACGCTGACCTTCGCGACCGCTCGCGTGGCGATCGTCGCCCACGACCTCGGCTCCACCACCAAGGCCGGCCCGGTGGTCGCCCTCAAGTTCGGCTGAGAAATACCCTTCTAGGAGACTCTGACAGATGAACTACGTTGCTGCTACGAAGTCCGCTGCGGCCGGCAAGGGTGCGGTCTACACGTCATCGCAGACCGCGACCCTGACGCTCGACACGCTGGGCTACGCCTATGCGTCCATTGACGTGATTGCCGGACCTGCGGCATCGACGTCGAGCGTGTTCCAGACCCTGACCCTCACCGAGTCGGATGCCAGCACCGGCACCTACTCCACCGTGTCGGGATTTTCTGGCGACCTCAAGCCGGCGGCCTACGCCGGCCAGACCGCGACGGACGCGATGACCGTCTCGCGGCTGGACGTGGATCTCCGCGGCAAGAAGCGATATCTCCGGGTGGTGGCGAGCCCCAACACCGACACGGTGATCGTGGTCTCGGCTCGGCTCGGCCGCGGCGAGGCTGGCCCGGTCGACGCCACCGGCAAGGGTGTGAAGGTCTCGGTCGAGTCCTGATCGCTTGACACTATCGTCATTCTGGACGGCTGGCAGGGAGCAATCCCCGCCAGCCGTCTCCTTTTTCACGAGGTACCAGAATGATCGTCAAGATCGGGAACACGGAGGCAGACATCCGCGTCGAGGCGGTGCTGTCGATGCCGCGGTTGAGCTTTACCGCAAACCACTTCGCATGGGCTCAGGCGCTCATGCCTCTGGGGATTCGCCCGACTATGGGGACCGGCGCATTCTGGGGTTGAGCCCTCTGGCTAAATGCCAGGGGGCTCAACCCTAGGACAAATGCGACCAAGTCAATTCTCGCATCTTCGAGCAGTTCATTGATAAATGCGAGTACATTTTGACGTTGGATTACGATACCTTCATGACCCGCGCCGACGTCGAGCACCTCTTCACGATGGCGCTCACGTTCCAGTGCGACGCACTGACCGGCTTGCAGACCAAGCGTGAGGACGGCCGTCCGATGCTCACGCTCAAGGGCACGCTCGACAATCCTCCCGAGAGCGGCAGCACGACGGTGCCTGCCAGCTGGTTCGGCGAGCCCGTGCAGGAGGTGGACAGCGCACACTTCGGTTGCACCGTGATTTCGACGGCGGCGCTGAAGCGATGCAAGAAACCGTGGTTCTGGTCAAAGCCAGCACCGGACGGCACCTGGAATGACGGCAGATTAGACCCGGACATTTACTGGTGGAAAAACTGGCGTGACAGCGGGAACCGCGTGTTCGTCACGCCGCGAGTGATTCTCGGCCACGGCGAGTACGTCGTGACGTGGCCCGGCAAGGATCTCAGCTCGCCTGTCTTCCAGTGGACGACGGAGTTCACGAGCAAGCTGAAAGCCCCCGACACTGCATGGAGCGTGCCCCAATCGTGAAAATCAAATTCCAGAAGAACTACTCGACTTACCGGCCGGGCGACGTTGTCGATTGCGACGAGGCAGTGGCTCGTCGGCTCATCGCCGAGGGCACTGCCGTAGCAGATCGGCAGGCCGACCTGATCGAGACGGCGGCACTTGAGCCTGGCGGCGAGTCTGCGGACCTGACTCCGCGGCGGCGGGGGCGACCTCCCAAGGAGCGAAGCGTTGAACTACCGCAGCATCAGGACGGTCACGCAGCCGATAGTTGAGCCTGTCTCGCTGGCCGAGGCGAAGGGCCACTGCCGGGTCGACTCGACAACCGACGACGCCTACATCGCGTCGCTGGTGACGGCGGCACGTGAGTGGGTCGAAGCCTACATGGACGAGTCGCTCGTCCACCAGCAGCTGACAATGAAGATGGACGGGTTCCCCGTCGAGATCGAGTTGCCGCGTCCACCGATGGCAACTGCCGGCACGACGACTGCCGTCACGGTCACGTACACGCTCGACGAGAGCGGCACGACGGCAACGCTGTCCTCGACGCAGTACCGCGTGGATCGGGACAGCACGCCGGGCGTGATCCGCACGAACTACGGCGGGGCGTGGCCTGGACACATCATGGACTACAACGCCGTCACCGTGACGTGGTGGGCGGGTCGCGGCTCGTCTGGAAACGACGTGCCGCAGGGCGTCCGCAATGCCATCCTGATGCTCGTTGGGCACTGGTACGAGCGTCGGCTGGCGGCCGATGCCGGGGCTTTGAACGAGATCCCGTTCGGGGCAAAGGCGCTGCTCGACGCTCAACGCTG